ACAGACCCATTCCAAGTCAACCCTCTTAAATACGGTAGCTCTGAGGTCGATCCTGACCCTGTGGTGGCATTATTAAAGCTAAGAAACGAAGTCTATGCGCTGAACAGAAACACGATTGAGGTGTTTGACAACGTGGGTGGTGATTTATTTCCATTCCAACGTATTGATGGCGCACAGGTTCAGAAAGGCGTGGTCGGTACGTTTGCCTGCTGCGTTTATTTAGAGACGATTGCATTTTTAGGAAGTGGTCGCAATGAAGCACCAGGCATCTACCTAGGTGCAAATGGGACAGCTAAGAAAATTAGCACCCAAGAAATTGATGAGATTCTGTTGCAATTTACGGAAGCGCAGCTTGCAACAGTCAAGCTAGAGGCTCGCAATGACCGATCGCATCAGCATCTTTATATTCATCTGCCAGACAGAACGATTGTGTATGACTCGGCTGCGTCGCAAATTTTGCAAGATTTTGTTTGGTTTAACCTCGTATCGACAGTTGTAGGTTTCGCTGCTTATCGGGCTAGAAATCTGGTTTATGCCTATGACAAATGGTTAGTGGGCGATCCGCAGTCGAGCAACATTGGCTATCTGGTGGACACGATTGGCTCGCATTGGGGCGAACAGGTGCGCTGGGAGTTTGGCACGCTCATCGTTTACAACGAGGGCAAAGGTGCGATATTTTATGACATGGAGTTGGTTACATTAACGGGTCGGGTGGCTTTGGGCATTGATCCGCAAATCAGCACCAGTTATTCGGTGGATGGATTGTCTTACAGCCAAGAAAAGTTTATCAAGGTTGGCACAGTAGGCAACACAAGTAAACGTCTGGCATGGTTTCAGCAGGGACACATGAGGAACTTTAGAATCCAGAAGTTTCGTGGCGATAGCGACTCGCATATTTCTTTTGTGCGTCTGGAAGCCAAGATCGAAGGGTTGGCTTACTAATGGCTAAGGTATTTAGACCACTTGGACTGACAAGAGACCAGCTCGCTGAATTTCTATCAAGTCCAGAGCAGATCAAGCAATTTGAGAATCTGTTTGCTGTAGCTGATACGGTTGTTGATGTACCGGATGGTATTGTTGTTATTGACTTTGAGGCTGGATTGGCGCAGTCCTCAGCTAACGATGCTTTGGCACAAATAGCGGCACAAGCACAAGAATCCGCTGTTAACGCTGCGTTGGCAGAGAGCAAAGCAAATCAAGCTCTTGCATTGATAGATAATTTAAGAAAGGCGGTCGAGGGTTTACAGATAACCCCAACACTTGAGTTGGTAGACAATTTAAGAAAGGCGGTTGAAGGCTTGCAGATGACTCCACCACCAAGGGAGTTCAAGCGTGCAAGATATGGCTCGTTTTATGACACCACTACACAACTTGCGACAGTTATTAACACAGCCACAGCGATTACTTTTAACACCACCGATTTAAGTCAGGGCGTTTACATTGGCGGCACAACATCCAGAATTATTGTGGACAGCGAAGGCATTTACAATTTTGATACATCATTTCAGCTAGATAAGACATCAGGAGGCACGGCAGAGTTTTACTTTTGGTTTAGGCTCAATGGTGTCGATGTTCCAGACAGCGCAAGTCACATTCGTATTCAAGGCAATAACGCTGAAATCTTTTCCTCGCTAAATTATTTTTTTGATCTTAAAGCAAACGATTACGTTGAGATGATATTTTCCGTTGATGATTTGTCTGTTGAACTTAAAGCAATCGCAGCGTCTGCTCCAGTCCCATCTATCCCGTCAATCATTCTTACCGTTAACAACAATATCGAAGGTGTCCAATGACCGTCATCGTAAAAGTTCTGATTCCAGCAAAGCAGGCTGAGAACGCTCAAACTACACAGTACACAGCCACCAATGTGCGTGCGATTATCGACAAGTTTACCGTCACGAATACCAGCGCAAACAACGTCACGTTTAGTTGCAATCTAGTCACAGTTAGTGGATCGGCATCCGCATCGAACCTAATTATTGACGCTCGCAGCCTTGTGCCAGATGAGACTTATACTTGCCCAGAACTAGTGGGTCAGGCGTTAGAGGCGGGTGGGTTTATCTCCACGCTTGCGGGTGCGGCAACGTCTTTGACCATTCGCGCATCAGGCCGAGAGATAACTTAGAGGAATATGATGAAAAACTTTATGATTATCCCCAAGGGATTTGCAGGGTTGCCGATGGAAGAGGGGTTCTTGTCTCCAGCTGAGAACAAGAAGAACTTTATCGTCGCAGTGGAAAACTGGTACTACGGGCCAGAAGAACCGAGCAACGACCCTAAAGCGAACCCTGAGTTTTACGCTGCTCTGGCTGATGCGATGCAATGCGATGAGAAAGACGCACGACGCAAGCATTGCTCAAACTGTGGTTATTATGACAATAGTCTGATGGCACAGGTCAAAATCGAGCGCATTCCAATGGCGGGATACGACACAGGGTATGGATTTCGTGGGCATTGCGAAAAACTTAATTTCATCTGCAACGACATGAGAGTGTGCCAGGCTTGGGAAGATCGTAAAGATGAGATGGATTGATATGCCTAATTGTGGTCAAATACTCTTGCTGAGTCAATCGAGCCACCAGCAGCTTATCCATTTGGGATTTGTATGACCGATTGGCTTAGAGAGAACTTAGAAAAGAGTCTAGCTCTGCCTGCCTCTGCCGTGGACTGGTTAATGATGCTCTTTGGAGCAATCCAAGTCTTTGATGACGTGGCTGACGGAGATATTGTCAAGCGTCAGGATTTGAACGCCACCATCTGGAACACGCTGGTCGGCATGAATCGAAATATCTTTTGGATAGAGAACGCTCAAACTCTCACGCCAGTTGTTGCAACTATGATTTTAAAGTGGCAAGCATCCGATCAAGCCGAGCGTGCTGGTCATGCTGATGCTCGCTCTTTCGTTTGGCGTGCAGGATTCTACGATGTGGTATTGATGACCGTGGCGTTATGTTATGGATCAAATCATGCGACCGAGGTGGCCAGTGATGTCATGGCAATCTATGGTGAAAAATTAGAAGATTATTTGATGGAGTTTAATCATGCCTGATCCGGTCACAGGACTAATCGTTGGTGGAACAACACTGATTGGCGGTGCTATCCAAAGTAGTGCTGCTGGCAAAGCATCCAAAGCGCAGCAACAGTCTGCTGAAGCAGGCATTGAGGAACAACGCCGACAATTTGATGCGTTGCAGAAAATCCTTAGCCCATACGTTTCGGCAGGCACGACAGCACTCGGTGGTTTTCAGCCTTTTATACAAGCTGGTACTGATGGGTTAAGTAGATTAAATCCTTTTCTCGACGCAGGGACTCAAGCGTTAGGGCAATTACAACCTTTCATCCAAGCGGGAACTCAAGCTCTAGCCGGGTTACAGGAGTTTGGTGGGGCTGGAAGCCGAGCGATTGGTGGCTTAGAGGGTTATGGCGCAGCGGGGAGTCGTGCGGTAGGTGGCTTAGACCCTTATGCAGCAGCAGGCGCACCAGCTCTCGCGCAACAGCAGGCTTTGCTTGGTTTGCGTGGTCCACAGGCACAGCAATTATCCATTTCAGCTATTGAGCAAAGCCCAGCCTTTCAAGCTCAAGTCAGGCAGGGTGAAGAGGCGATTCTTCAAGCGGCATCTGCGACGGGGGGTTTGCGTGGTGGTAATGTTCAAGCAGCTCTTGCACAGTTTCGCCCCCAAATGCTGCAGCGAGAAATCGACTTGCAATATGGTCGGCTAGGTGGAATGACCGCATTAGGACAAGGCACAACTCAAAACTTAGCACAGTTGGGATTAACGTCGACCCAGAACTTAGCTGGCTTGGGGCAATCGTCGTATCAAAACTTGGCGAACATGGGTCTGACTACAGCTCAAAACTTAGCGCAAATGGGGTTCACTGGATCGCAAAACCTAGCAAACATAGGGCAAGCCGCAACCCAGAACTTAGCACAACTTGGACAAGCCTCGGCAGCAGGAACAGGCGCAGCAGGACTGCAAACGGGCGCAAGAATTGCGGGGCTTGAGGGTGACATTGGTTCAGCTAGAGCTGGTGCTGATTTGGCTAGAGGTCAAGCGTTGTCGAGTGTTTTCAATCTTCCTGCACAGTTTCTTGGAATGCAGTACGGGGCGCAAGGTCGCGCTAATAACGTAACGCCAGGTCTCGGTGGTTTATTCGGTTAAGGAGTCAAACGTGGTTCAGCCAGCAAATTACTCGATTAACGTCCAAAGCCCACTCCAAGCCTTTGGACAAGCGGCACAGTTTGGCGCAGGATTGGCCGAGATGGATGCTCGTCGGCAAGCACAGCAGCAAGAGGCTGTTCGTCAGCAAGCGTTGAATACAGAATTTCAGCGTATTAGTGCAATTCAAAATCCAAACATATCAGAGTATATGACCTTGAGTCGATTGCTGCCTCCAGCGCAAATGGAGAGCATTCGTAAAACTTATGAACTGGGTTCACAAGAGCAAAAAGACAATCAGATTTTGTTTTCAGGCAAGGTGCTTGCAGCCTTTACGAATGGTCAGAATCAGATTGGCATTGATTTGTTAGAAAACCGAGCGACTGCTGAGGAAAATTCTGGCAGAAAAGAGCAAGGACAAGCGTTTCGCTCTTATGCAGAGTTAGCAAGAATTAACCCAGGCGCAGCAAAAGCAACGATTGGTATGTTGTTGGCAACTGTGCCAGGCGGTGATAAGATCATCGAAGCCACCACCAAAGCGCAGCTTGCGCCATTACAGGTCGCTGAAGCCCAAGCTAAAGCGGCAGATAGACTTGCTGGTGGACAGCCAAAGCCAGGATACACTTTACTTACACCAGCTCAAAATATTGAGTTGGGATTGCCAGAAAATATTCGTTTTCAAAAGAGTCCAGATGGACAAATTACAGAATTAAAAATTTCTGCTGCACCAAAAGAAAATTACCGTGTCCTTACGTCAGAGGAGAACGTTAAGCTCGGATTACCTGCTGATGTGAAATTTCAACAAGGACCTGATCAAAAAATTTCACCAGTGAGTACAGGCCCGTTAGTTCAAATTGATTCTGGAGAAAAAAGAGAGGTTCTTGCATTAAAGGAATTGGATATTCCTCGCGCTAAAGAATTTAGTGCCTCAGCCGCATCTGCGAGAGCAGTGGCTAAAGACACTCGTGTAATTGCTGATTTGTTGAGAGGCAAATCTGGCGGTGCTGTTATTAAACTTACCACTGAAGTTGCAAAAAACCTTGGACTTTCTACTGAAACGGTTACAGCAAACGATTTGGCAAATGCTCTCGCAACAAAAGCCGCTGTGCAGATTCGTCCAGCAGGCTCTGGCTCAACCTCTGACATTGAATTCAAATCTTTTGTTGCGTCGATCCCATCATTGTCAAATTCAGAAGGTGGACGTGAGTTAATGGCTAAGTACGCTGAAGCCTTTGCAAAGCGATCTGCCAGACTTGCTGACCATGCTAGAAAGCTCATTCGTGATGATAAGTATTCGGACGAAGAGGTTGCTCGTTTTGACGAAAGCCTTGGACCAATGCTTGATAAAGATTTTTATGAATTTGCAAGAGGCAAACGACCAGGCGTGCAGCCGTATAAACCTCCTGCAATTACACCGAAGACTTCACAACCGCCTGCGGCTGCACCTCCGGCGCGTCCGGCAAGCGGCGTTAAATTTTTAGGGTTTGAATAATGGCTACCGCTAGGTTTCAATTCCCTGATGGGCGCATTGGTCGGTTTGAAGTGCCGGATGGTACGTCACCAGAGCAGGCACAGATACTGATTGAGCAAGCAGTCAGCGCAATGGGTGTGCAGTCACCAACGCCTGCCGCGACTGATCAGGCCGTTGTCGCTGCTCCGGCAGAAGGTATGCAGACACCACAGGCTGCGCCAGTTGCTGCAGAAGCACCAGTTGCCGCACCAGTTGCTGGTGTTGCACCAGAAGCGGCTGTTGCACCGGAAACGACAGCAGCAGCCCCTCAAGGAAGATATGGGTTGTCGAACTTGGTTGGTGATATGGCTAGCGATGTTGGCCGTGGGGTAGTCGAGGCTGTGACGGGCAGTGGGCGCGAAACTGAAACGATCAAAGCATTGCCAGAATGGACAAGTATGCCAGAGCTTAACTCTGCGTCATTCCGATCCGCACTGACTGGACTTGGCACGCTGCTTGCAAACCCTGACGAGATT